AGTGTACAATTTGTTTAATTTTTGTAATTTCTCAATTTTATTTTAATATGCGTATAAAATATAATAATGGACTCCTTACTTTTCTACACATTACTCTTTGTCTTACTTTCACCCGGTCTCTTACTCACTATCCCTGCCATGGGACGTGGTATCTTCATGAGCAGGCAGACTGGTGTTCTTGCTGTTCTCGTGCATGCTGTTGTTTTCTACCTCGTTGCGTACTTTTTACGCTCTTATGGGTATGTTTACCTTGAGGGATTCGCTGATTCTGCCAAGCCTAAGCACACCAAATAAATATAATAAAATATTGTGATACAATTAAAAATTATATTTTGTCTTTTCGCTTGTCTTTTCGCTTGTCTTTTCGCTTGTCTTTTCGCTTGTCTTTTCGCTTGTCTTCTTTTTTATTTTTTCCTATATCTTCTTGTACTTTTTCTACGGCTGCTGCGCTTTATAAGTTTTTTGAATTGTTTCCGACTGCGATTACGGCTGCGAAGTAAACTTACACGTCCTTTCTTAAATAAAGTCTGCTGTGCTGCTAATAATCCTGCTGCAGGCACTACCGGTCCAGCAAATGCGATAAGTGACTCGTATAAGGAACCACCCTGTGCTCTATTTCTACCTCCACCTATAAATGAAGACCTTTTAGAGGAATTCTTGCCTAATTCGGTTTCTGAACTAGGAGGCTGGAATACACCCGATTCGTTTACAGTATTCTCTATATTCTCTTCATCTATATTTTGGAATTCATCTTGATTATTAACTCTAGATGCCATACTCATACTATTAGTTCTTGTGTTTCCTGGGGTTGGTTTAATATTATTCATATCAATTGTTTGTATATTTTTTGAGCCTGATAGGAGTGCTTTTGCACCTATACTTAATGCTTTAGAATCACTCATGGAAGGACCATGAACTTTAGCTAATTCATTGGAAGGATAGGGTGTTGGTGTACGAGTTGGTGTTGTTTCTTTGGAATTATTCATAACATTGCTTCCATTTTTTGCCAAGTTGACAATCTCTTCGCCGCTTCTATTTTCAATAGTAACACCACTATTAATACCATTAGGTGTTTTACCTACTGCAATAACTTGAGGAAATGCATCCACGTTAATAGGTCTACCAGTTGAATCATCGTTAATAATCTTAAGTATATTTGCAGAATTAGCTTGTTCTACCGCAACCATACCAACTCCGTTACCTTTTTCCTTTGTTAACTTTTCCCAGAAGGGTTTGTATGTATGACAATGAGGGCACCAATCAGCGTATACAAGAACAAGAGTTATCTTGGATTTATTAATGATATCAAGAGCCTTCTTAACATCAACTGGACTCCGGACATCTACAACTGAAGAAGAACCTTTAGAGTGCTTACGTAATGAAGATCTATGTATTTTCTTATTTCGTTGTGTTTTTTTATTAACCATTCTATTTATAACTTCTATTTCTTATTCTATTCTAAAATAGATTATGGATAATACAATTCTTATAATATTATTGCTGTTGGCAATTTTTTATTTGTTTTTTGCTCGCAAGGAATACTTACGCGAATCATTTAGGGCTGATAGTGCTCAAGGTACTGAACTGATAAATAAAACAAATGCCCCTTATTCTGATATACATGTAAATAATCTTGAAGAATATGATGATCCTCGTATAGATTATATATTAACCCCAGGCATTAATTCAGATAATACTGAAGCAAATGTTATAAATAATCAAGAGGGTGAATATACTAAACAAGAATCTAATTTTGTTAAGAATGATCGTCGTAATAAGATGCATTTTGATTATCCCCAACTTCCTCCTATTTCCTTAACACGTCAAATAGAACAAGCTAAACATAGTGCTTATTTGGCTTCTAATCCTGCTCCTATTGGTGTTGGTAGTATTATCTCCGAGGGTTTTTTAAATGGTACTGATTTTACAGATAGGCAGAAATTAGAAGAGGAGGAGCGTAAGATATTAGCTACATATGTTCCAAAAAACTCAAGCGACTTACTTTCATATGCCCCAGAAGATACAGAAGATTTAATAAAAAAGGTTTATACAGCTAAAGGGCTTATTCCCTCATACAAACAGCGTACTGATGGTACATGGGAAGTATATGAAACCCAAGACATAAAACCGAAGATTGTATGGGAAGATGATATACAACGCGATGTTGATAGATTAGCATCAATTGAATCAACTGAACAAGTTATAAGGCCACCTAATTATGCAAATAGATTAGCATCTGGATTAGACCCTTTTTTTGAACCCAGAACAACTATTCGTGCAAATCGTAATGATTATACACGATGGACTCCTGGTCTTGAGCGCATGTTTGCTCCTACTGAAGAAGTAAGTGGTCCTTGGTATTAAACGCACTAAAGCAGTACATATTTAAAGTATTATTATATGATATATACAAATACTATAAATGTCTGATGTATGTTTATTTATGGATGATATACAGCCATTACAGCAGCAGCCTTTGCAGCAGCAGTCAGAAAACAAAAATCCTCTAAAAGTTTCACATCAGGAAGGAAACTTGCATATAGATATGCGAGAATCAGATTTAATGAAAAGATTATCACAGCCTCACAGCTCTTCAGCACTACCTATAGGTGATATATGGATAGGACCTTATGATAAACCAGTACTTGTATTAGAACGTAAGACAGCATCGGACTTTTCATCATCAGTTACAGATGGTCGTTATAGGGAACAAAGAGGTCGTCTACTTGCATTTTCAGAACAAACTGGGGCTCGTATTGCATATGTAATAGAAGGACCACTTACTTGTAGATTAGGTGAGAAGGCTATTACAAAATTAATAGCACGTATGCAGCTTGTACACGGAGTACCTGTATTTCGTACAAAATCTGTAGCGGATACAGCAGAATTTTCAGAGTGTATGTTAGAGTATTGGAAACATGAGCCTACTTGTTTTTCTGCTGCTACAACAGCACAAAGAGCAGTAGATTCTATTCATGTTATTAAAAAAGATAATGCTAAAGATCCTCATACATTTGCGGTTAGTGTATTATGTCAATGTCCTGGAGTATCTGTAAAAGTGGCAGAGGGCTGGCTGTCAGAGTTTGGCAGCTTGAAGGAAGTGCTGTCAGCATCTGAGGAGGCGCTGTCAGCTGTCAAAATTGCTGGCAGAAAACAACCAGCTGCCGCTGCAAAGTTTCGCAGCATATGGGCTAGTTAACAGATTTTTCTTTTAATTGTATAAGAGTATACCACATATTACCGACTAAAGCAAAATATTCTTTTTTTTCTACCTCTGATAATTCATCCCTATTATTACGCATGTGATTTACTAAATCTAATGTAGTTTTAACCATAGATTCTATGGGGCCACCTGTATTATATTCGCCGGTAGCCATTCCAAGTGCAAGAGCAAGACGTGTCATTTCAACAGAATCTTCGGGTGCTAAAGGCATTTCTATTAAGACCAGAGACCTTTAAAAGCATTTTGTGTTATTTCTGTACTTTGTTTTTGCTGTTGCTGTTGCTGCCCGTAGTCCATACCTCCTCGTGATACACCGCCCATAGGAGATGGCATTGAGCCAACACTTGTGGAAGGCCGTTCAATTGCTGTAAAGAAACCGGTTGGAGGTTGATACTCGTCTATAGGTTTATATGCTGGCTTTGATACAATACTAGTAGAAGGTTGGGAACGACCAAATGGTGAACCAGCTGTCGGTGTTGTATCAAAATGTACTTTTCTTTCTATTTTTTTAGACGGCATTGGGCTGCCACCAAATCCAGTTAGGTTGCTGCTCCCTTTATAGTTAACAGGCTCTGCAACATCGCGTGTTGCAATCATTGCATTCAAAATAGGATTATCACTTAATAAGTAATTCTCTTCATAATGACGCCAACTGATATTAAGTAAATTAGGATAACTATAATGGACTTTAAATCCAGCGGTCCTTAGTTGAAAAACAAGATATACAATGCAATCCTGTAAGTCCAGGCGTGGGAGTCCAAATATAAAATTAGGGACTGTATATAATAGATTATCGGGATGAGTAGGTAGACCGCTTGTTACACGAATCTTATGGTAGATTTGTTCTAAAAGTTTATTATATGATTTTAGGCGTGCTGTATCGCGTGATTTACGACCTTTATACAAATCATGTACTTGCATCATCGGTATTTCAATTTTGTCATTCTTTTTTCCTATATAGGGACCTCCTGACATAACACTTGTTTAGCAAATAGAAAAAAAGCACTCAAACGATTCACACATTGTACATTTAAATGTCTACTTTAATGACATCACAGATTCCATTATTTCCAGAGACAATTTTAATGTCATCGGGAGGAATACATGTGTTATCTCATATAGGTGTACTTAAATACTTGGATTCTAAAAAAAGACTAAAGAATGTTAAAAGATGGGCCGGCGTAAGTGGTGGAGCACTTATTGCTACATGTATTGTTCTTGGATATACTCTAAAAGAAATACAAGATGTATGCGAACGGTTTGACTTTCAGGTCTTACAACATATGGATGAGGAAGTTCCTTTTAGGTTTATGGAGATGTTATGTCTTAATAGTGGTGAAAATGTTACAAAATTTATTCATGCATTATTTCGCGTACATGGTTGGTCAGCTGAAGTTACTTTTAGTGGATTACGTGATGCTGGTCGTCCTGACCTAATTGTATGGTCTGCTGACATGGATGCAGGACAACTCAAGAAGTTTTCATTTGAGACAACACCAGATGAATCGGTTGCATTTGCTCTTCAAGCATCTATGCAAATTCCAATTATGTATCCTCCTCTTGTTCATAAAGAAACTGGGCATATTCTGGTTGATGGTGCTCTTATAGATTCAATGCCTATATGGGATTTGGGTGATGATATTGTAAAAAATACATTAGCACTTTTATGTAGATCACCGCCTCAAAATCCTTCTCCACGCGATGTAATTGGATATGTAAAACATCTTATTATGACATCAATGGATTCACATAAAGTAAAGATTTTGAATAGTCAATATAAAGATAGAATTATTAATATAACTCTACCTAGACAATTTTTGGAGATTAATTTTAATTTAAGTGTAGATGAAAAGAGAGAACTTCTTGATTATGGATATACTATAGCAGAACAATGGTCTGGTAGCATAAATATACAACCTAAACGAAGATATTCTATATAATAATTATAAATGAGCGATTTTTTAACATTATGGAATACTTTTAAAAAACAAATCACAGATCCTTTACAAAAATTAAGTATGATTCATAATAATACATCACTAGCACATGGTACATTTAGGGATGAGTTTACAGAACAAATTATGGCTGCCACATTTGTCAAACCATATTCAAAAGTATTAGAAATCGGTGGAAATATAGGAAGAAATAGTCTTGTTCTTTCAAGATTACTTGATAACCCTAAAAATTTAGTAGTTCTTGAAAGTGACCCAGATAATGGTGAAAAACTTAAATATAATTTTAAAATTAATAATATTGATTCAAATCTTGAAATATCTGCACTTTCTAAAAGTAGATTAATTCAAAAAGACTGGGATACAACACCTTTAGTAACGGAAACAATTCCTGATGGATGGAAAGAAGTAGACACTATAACATATGATAATTTATTACAAAAATATAATATTGTTTTTGATACAATTGTTGCTGATTGTGAAGGGGCTCTTATGTATATTTTCAGAGATTTTCCTACCATTTTAAATGGAATTAATACTATTGTAATGGAAAATGATTATAAAATAATAGATCACTGCACAGAAGTACATAAAAAACTAATCGATGAAGGATTTAAATGTGTATATACTGAAAGAGGAGGATGGGGAGGATCTGACCCACTTGAAAAGATTTTCTATCAAACATGGCAGCGTTCTTAAGCGCCAATACTATTAGCAACGAATTTTACGATAGCATCACGAGTACGTTCACCTTGATATTCTTTTAGAGTACCATCAGCTGTTTGTAAGAGGAAAGTAGGGAAGCCATTAATCTTTCTTCCAAGACCATTTATCTTTTCCTTTTCTTCACTTTCTATAAGTTCAATAACTACATTCTTATTACCAACCTTAATAGGACTTTTTTTCTCTAAATCCTGCATTTCAGGTAAAATATCTTTACAATGGGGGCACCATGTTGCATATACAAAGATTAGCTTGGGTTTATTTTCACCACCTGCATTTTCGTATCCTTCATAGCCAGCATAAGGATCATAGGGAAGTACCTTGGGTTTAGACATACCATATGCAAGAAGGCATATAACGATGATAACTCCTGCAATGAGCATGGTTCTACGTGAAGGTGTTTTGAGGGTAGGGACTTTTAGCATACTTGCGAGTTTAGGAAACATTCTATCCAATTAAAATAAAAATGATTTAGCCGATTATTGACAATATAAATACAAATTACATAATATAATTAAAGATGTCTACAATGACTTCACATGATAAGACAAATAATACATGTTTTACTTGGTCTCCTTCAAGTCCTAGTGTAAATTTTCCTTTATCGCCGGAACACATATGGGATAATACATGGACATATAAGGAATGTATTTTAGCAAGTGAAATTGTTGCTATGGGATATAATAAAAGTATTGCTTCTATGATTATTTATAAGCATAGAGGTATTACATATGATTCTTCACAGGAGGCTGCATTAGAGGCTGTTCAAAAACGTTTGGGATAAACTAATCTGACCTATGGGCTTAGTTTTACAAACTAATCTGACCTATGGGTTTCTGACCTATGGGCTTAGTTTTACAAACTAATCTGAAGGAAACATCATTAGACCCAATATAGCCAGAAAGAATATAAATGTATGAAGAAAGAATCCATAAGAGGATGGAGATCCACTTTTAGATGCTATTAAAGATCCGAAGACAGATTGTGTAAAACGATATGTCTCGGGATTTGCTATTAGGAAAAAAATGAGAGTTGAATATAATGAATATTTAACTTTTAGTATAAATGGAACAATTTCTCTTCTTCTAGGGGTTGGTTGAGGTTGTTCTTTTTGCTTTTGCTCTGCTTCTTTTTCTTCTGTTTGCATGCTTATTTATTTAATCCCAATATTTTTTTTAAATTAGTAGAATAACTGCTTGTATTTACTTGTACACCTGTTATGTTAGCCATACTATTTTTAGATTTTAATGTATTGTATGGTGTTATTGATGGTAATTTTACTGACAAAGGACTTTCTCCAAACCCAAAATTACTCATTTTATATTCAGTTATATTATTTATGATATATATGAGTACTTCATCAAACTGTGGTTTTAATTCTTCGTTTGAAGATATACCGCATCCATTATTTGCGGCAATATCATCTAATCCAATTAGAACTTCATGTAAAAAATTATCACCTAATTTAGAACATCTTTGTTTTTGTATAGTTGGTTTAGTTGATTTCTGTAAAGTATCAATACTTCTTTTGAATAAAGGTACGATATAATTTTTAATTTTATTTGTTTTTTGTTCAGTTGTTTCCATTTGTTGTAATATTTTTTTTATTTCATTACATACTAATTGTACTGTATTTGGTTGCCCAGTTATGCATAATATATTATTTCGTATTGATTTAATTTTATTTTCATCATTTCTTAATTTATTTATTATATCTTGAAGGGACTCTTCACCATTTTCACTATTTGTATTATCAAATAGTTGATAATTGTTTATATTATTTCCTTTAGAATTATTTGAAGTAAAAGATATAATTGATTCAGTATTTTCATCATCTGAAGTAACTGATTCAGTATTTTTATTATATGAATAAGGTAATCTTAAAGAATTTAATGAACTTCTTGGTGCTAAAATATTCGGCGCGGATCCAATACGTCTAAGCCCTAATAGTTCTAACTCT